ACTTGTCTAGATGGAGCACCATTATTTTGAAATTGGACGGCTTGGTTGGTCACATTGCCCGTTGCAGCCGCCACGGGGTTAGAAGTATTGTTTGTCTCACCCTCTTCTGCACGAACTGGTGCTACTGAGAGAAGACTGATAAGGAGACCGTAGTAGAGGTAGTGTCGATTTCTCTTTCTATCTCTGTTACGGATAGCACTTGACTTGCGGCTCTTGTCACTACTTCGAGTGAAAAGGGATCTCCAGCTGTGTGAAGAGTGAATATTGAATCGGAATCCGCTATTCCTCCTGATGAAGCGGAGGTATGGGTTATATTCTCCCCACTCCACTTGTTCAATGCTGATCCGTAAGTTGTCGTCGTGATTTCCTCCACGATCTCTTGAGTTGTAGTCGTTGTTGAGTTCATGCTGCCTTGGGTGAATTGGGGCGTCACTAACTCTGCTCTTGCTACCGAGGGTGAAAACAGTAGGAAGAGTAATAGCCATTTGTTCATTCTTCCTTTTTCTTTGCCATAGGACAGTTAATTGGTTTACCTTTATCTTTACTGTTACCAGTAGACAAGCCAAAAGTAGCCAGAGCTCCCGTAAACACACTTGCCACGAACGTGATATCTGAGTTACCGGATTTCTTAACCATGGGCAGTTCCACATAGTTTAAAGTTATGATAAACCCGGACCAAACAACAACTCCCAAACGCACAAAAGTTCCAAGAATCTGTATTTGTTGTTCTTGATCTTCTATTCCGTCTTTGAGTTTTTTGATGAGTCCTTTTTTTTCTTCTGGTTTTCCTTCCATTTATTAACTTTAGCTTGTAGTTGCTTTTGAACTTTCTTTTTAATTGGTTCAAATAAAGATTGAGTAACAGTGGTTGTTGCTACTGCTATGACAGCTGTTGTTACAGCCGTAACTACTACTGCAGTTTCCGGTATTGGCATTTTAATATCCAATACAGGAATCTTTAAAGTAGGTTGTACAGGTTCTTCTGTTGTCTTCTCCTCTTCTACCTCTTCAGGAGGCTCTAAATCACTCGGAGGTACAATCATAGGCTTATAGGCAGGAACATCTGCTGTAGGCTGTCTGAGGTACAACTGGGGGATATCTAAAGCCTTAGGTAGATTTGGTGTCGGCAGTTTGATCGCCATCTAATTCTTGCAATATAGACAACGCACCTTGAATTTCATAAGTTTGATTTTTAACAATCTCTCTTTTCTTCCCTAAATCGTTGTATTCAGCTATACAAATCTGAAGCTCTTGTTCTTTTTGCTTAATTTTTTCTTTCAAATCAGGCATGGTGGATTATTTTTGTGAAATAAGTAATGCTTTATATTTATCTTTTACAGCCTGAGTCCAAGCAGCATTACATATAGCTTGAACTTCAGCTGGTTCTCCTGATATGTTTGTATCAGCCCATGTATTATCAGATCCTGAAATAGTACCAGAATGTAATACATATCGTTTAAAGGTTCTGCTTATTTCAGCACCATCTTTTTTAATAACAAGTGCTTTACGAACTTGTACATGTTTATATTCAGTTACGACTTCAATTTTATCGTACTGAGTTTCTTCGCTTAAAGCCATTAAGATTAATCTCCAATTAAAATAGGTTTAGACTTATGAAGTAGTCATATATGTACCTGCTCCCCATACCCAACAGTTATTAAAGTTTGCATATGTTTTCTCGTCATTCTCTTGGTTTTTTAGATGTCCATATGCTTGATTATATGTCATATGTAAACATAATCCATCTTGGCCTACGTTTGCCTCAGAATTTACTTGTAGTACAGAATAACCACTATTTGTAAAGGGAAATCCTGCAACTTTAGCTCCACTTGAATCACTATTAGTTAATACAACAAAGCCAAATTGAACTGCAACTAATTTACCAATTTTCTCATACCATCCAGCTACAGAACCTATACCACTATCTGAATCAGGGAGTGTTGGATCCCAGTCACCTTCTTCATAATCGTCGAGAACTTCTGACATATTGCTGATACCAGTAGCACCACTATCACCAGTAGCAGCAAAACTAATACCGTGACCAGCAGTTCCTATAATTAGATCACCGTCTTCTATTTGGACGCTACTAGTTCCTTTAATATCTACCAAACCACCTTGGTGAATCCTAACACGTTCAGTATTAGTACCACCTTGTGCTGTTCTAATATCAAAGAAACCGTCATCTTTATTTGATGTATCACTACCAGCATTGAACTGCATACTTCCAACAACATTACCATTCCATTTAGCAAATATTGCTCCTAGAGGAACACCTTCAGAGGAACGGTTAGCATCGAATGTTAGAGAATTATAAGTATTTCCAGAGGTGGAGATTACTATTCCCTCTCCGTCAGCATCTGTTGTTTGTGTTAAGTTATTACCATCAAACGTAAGATTAGCTTCAGCATCTAATTGAGTAGTAGTTGAAGCAACTGTAACTAATTCGTTTGCAGTTGCATTATTAATTGTTGCTCCACCTGCAGGTACATCTTCAAAAGCTGGAGGTGATCCAGCTCCTGTTGATGTTAATACTTGTCCATCACTACCCGGTCCTACTGCAACTGGATTACCAGATGCATCATATGATATTATTTGGCCATCAGTTCCTGCTTTTAGTTCAGCTAAACCAATGGCATCATTGGCCATATTAGCTTCAGCTACTGTATCATCTGCTATCTTAGCTCCTGTTACAGCATCATCTTCTATTCCGAGTGTTTTTACTTGTGTTAATGCCATTTATTTAGCCTCCAAAGCTTTGACTTTTGCAGATAGTTCTTTTACTGCATTAACTAATGCCCACATTATAGGATCATTATTAACTTTTTTTGTTCCTTTAACAGTTTCTACTACACATTCAGGAAGAACTGCTTCTATTTCTTGAGCAATTACACCTGTCTGTACTACACCTTCTTTAACGTCATCATTCAAAGAAACTTGACTAGGATCATCAGCTAAAGGAAACTCAGACATATCTATTTCATCGTTCGTTCTATATTCAAAATTACGAACTTTGATCTGATCAATCTCAGCAAGTCCTTTAGTGCTATCTTCTATATTTTTCTTAAGTCTTTCGTCTGAAGTTGTATCCCAAGAAGAACTATTATTACCTTGAATACAAGCACCTGCACTATCACCATGAATCCAGCATCCAGCAGTACCATCACTAGAACTATCTCTAGCTATCATTAGAAAATTATTTTCTGTAGTTATCCGACTAACTGCAGCCTGATATCCAATAGTGACATTATGATCACCGCTAGTAATTGTAGCGCCAGATTCATATCCTATACAAGTATTATGTTGTCCATCGCTGATTGCATTACCAGATTGATATCCAACTGCTGTATTTCTAATACCCGTTGTAACATCTTGTAATGCTTTCCTGCCTACTGCTACACACTCACTTGCGGTAGTGACGTCATACATTGCATTAATTCCAACAGCCACATTTTCATTAGCTTCTGTAGCTGAGTGCATTGCTGCATTACCTATAGCAACATTGTTATCTGGATGTGTTGCAGATCCACTAGCACATCGAAGAGCTGACGTTCCAATTGCTACGTTATACTCTCCGGTATCCATATATAGAGCACAACTACCACCTATAAGGATGTTTTGGTGACCATTATTTGTATTACCTGCTTTGTAACCTATAAAAACTGAATCACTTCCACTAGTTTGCGAAACACCTGCTTCTACACCCAATGCTGTATTTCTTTCACCAGAAGTTAATCCTGCTAATGCATAATATCCAACGGCTGTATGTTCATGTTTGTCTGTAACTGCACTTAAAGCTAGTTTACCCACAGCTGTATGTTTAGTTCCGGTAGTATTTGCATCGAGAGCGTTATAACCTATGGCAACATTTGAATGTCCCTCAGTATTTGCATACATTGCATTCTTACCTATAGCAATGTTTTCATTTGCCGTAGTGTTTGAATACAAAGCACCATGACCAACAGCTACATTACCATCACCACCATCGTTTGTTCTTAAAGAATTAACACCCACTGCAGTGTTATGTTCTGAAGTAGTGTTTGTATATAAAGAATAGTAACCTACCGCAGTATTCGCACCTCCACTCGTTGTTGCTTGGAGAGCTTTACCACCAAATGCACTATTATCATCTCCACTATTTATCGCTTTACCAGTGTCATATCCATATAATGTATTATCTGTTGTATCTCCATCTAATGCTGCACCAGCATTTGTACCAGCTATAGTATTAAGTTGTGCATCACTAGTTACACCTGTGGAAATAGTTTCAAAAGCTGGAGGAGAACCTGCACCTGTTGAAGTCAATACTTGACCGTCAGAACCCGGACCTACATGAACTGGATCACCGCTAGCATCATAAGTAATTATAACGCCATCTGTACCACCTGCCATCTTGGCAAGGGTGATTTGGTTATCAGCTATATGTGCCGTGTCTATACTACCATCAACG